CTCCTAGCGCATCGTTGGGGTGATCGTTGTCATGTGACTTGTCAGGCTCGCCAAGTTTATTATAAACCTGCTGCTCTAATGAGTCGCACGTTTCAGGGCATTTAATCTCGTTGATAAAATACTTTCTTTCGCCATTCGCATTACATAGCATACCTTGAACGCTTGCTATTCTGTTTTTCACAAATGGATTTTTTGACTTATTCTTAACTCTAAACGCTTGCTTTAGTAAACTAATATCGGTTTCGCTAGCATTGGCACTCTTTCTGTTCTGTCCACTGGCATCAGGGTAAATAGTAATTCTATGATCAGGAAACTTTTGCTGTATTGCCATGATCATAGCGGGCGTATCTAGTAACCCCATTAACTCATCAACCGCGCTAGTCGTATTGTTATCTTTTACATGAACTATTGCGCTCATTTTTCCCACGTTAAAATCCATTCCAATGTGTAAATGGTCGTCTTTTTGTATAACTCTATCAGTGTTGTTTAGTTTTCTATCGTAGCAAGTGTAAACAGTGCCGCTTGTTAAGTTGACAAACTTACCGTCAATATAAGCAGCTACCAAGTTTGATGGGTATGTTGCATAAAGCGTATCAATATAACCCTTTGCTAAATTCTTAGCGTTTTGCTTAGTTGAAGCGTGAATGATCCCGTAATAACTTTCTAGCTCTTTATTTCCCGACACCTGTTTAACAAATAAATCATAGACCCACCCGAAGCCTTCGGGCGTTGTGGTGAAGTCAACGGTATTATCTTCTAGCGCATCTATAATTAAATCAGCGTTAAGATCTTCATCATAAAGCCTTTGCTCGTCAAATCCAGAAGATGACAATCTTGCGATAATCTTTTTCCATGCTTGATCCGCTTTGTTTGTTTTCATTGTGTCGATTTCATCAATCAACGCATGATTAATATCAAAGCCTACTATTCTTGATGGGTACTCCATAGATCTACATTTTACAATAGCGTGAACATCACCGTGATAACTCAATATTACTTCTTTTCTTGATATTATAACCTCAACTGTCATTCCGAAGCTTTCCGCTACTTCTTCGATTGTAGGGTAAAATATGTCACTTATTAATGGGTATGTTGGAGCAAAATAACCCAGCTTAATGTTAGGGTAACTCAATGCTAATGAGCACAACCTAACGCATCCTAAAAAGGTTTTGCCGCTTCGATAGCCGCCGACAAACGCCCTAAACTGCCTATCTAATGAATAAAAAGAATACTGAGGAATATTAAGATTAATATCAGCTTGCATCTTGAACGCCTATAAATACTTTTACGGGTTTAATGCTTCCTGCTTTTTCATCAATACCAAGCATAGTATTTAAAACTTCAATCGCTTTACACGTTGAAGCTAACGCTTGTCTTTTTGATGCGCCAGAATTATCTTCTATTACCTCTAACCCTGCTCTTGCTACTTCGTCTAGCCATTTTATGCGCTGCTCTATTGTAACTGTGAACTTGTCTTCGGCTATGTTTTTTGTTTTAACGTTTAACTCGTCAATCCTTTTCTGAACCTTTTCGTTTTTATGAAATAAAGAGGCTTTGTAATGTACGGTTTCTGGTTTACATTTTGACGATGTAAAGGTTACACGCCAAGCTCTAGATTGATCGCCATAAAGAACGTAATTCTCAGCATATGCGTTAGCTTGAGCATCTGTCGGGTTAGCTTGGCTCATGTCGTGTCTTAGTCATATTATAACCCCGTTATAATTAACAGGCGCCTACACTGTAAACGCTTGATTTAAGTTTATATCAGTAGTGAGAGATGTTTAATTCACTATTGATAACGTTAGCTTTTTTTAATTGAACTTTACTGTGATTTCATCAGGTTTAAAAATAGATGTTATCGTGTCAGGTTTAAAACTAACACCGTCTGGATTGATGTTGTTTGGTGAGGTTGGCGCCACTGGAGCGCCTTCTCGCCACACGCCATCAGCCCACACTGTAGTCGCCCACAGCCCTGTTTTCCATACACCATCAACTTCTAAGCTCATATGTTACACCGCGTCAAATGGGGCGGTAGTTCCGTTGCCCGTGATAACCACGCCATTGATCTTGTTAATATCTGCTTGTACTTCATTCACCGTATAATTAAATGTTGAGTAACTAGCTGTAGGTAGTGTACGTGCGTTAAATTCAACGACTGAAGGCGGTACAACTGTGTTAGCTCCATCAGTGCCGCGCATATTACTAGCTACTACTTGATCCGTTACTGAATTGAATGTGCTGAAACCTGTAGCTGTGAGCCAATTACCTTGATTTAATTGTAATTCGTTTGTATCCGCTACTATGCTAATTAGCTTGGTAGAATTCAAATCAATTTCCGCTCTAATTTCTTGTACTGTTGGTGAGCTTCCGCCTGCGCCTGTAGTCCATGCCGCATCACCTCTGTTACGAATAGCTTCTAAACTATCAGTAGCAGTATCAAATGTAGCGCCCATTATAGCTTCAATATCAGATTGTTTTAACGTGTCGTCATTTACTGTTGGCGTACCTGTCAAATTATTGACTACTGCTTTAGCTATCCCTCTCATCTCAACCTGAGCATCAGCACCATTTAACGTTATTGTGCCAAAAGTTCCGTCCAATGTTACGACGTCACCCAAGGCTAAATTGTTAATAGTTAAGCCACCATTCCAACCTCTAACAGCTAAGTTAGTTGCGCCTACTGCTAATCCCATATCAATAACTGGGGAAGTAGCGCCTGCAATGCCTGATTTACAATTCTCTAATGTATAATCGGCTGCTTGTGTTAGTGTTAATGATGAACCTAAACTACAGCCTGTTAAATGTGCTTGGCCTAGTGATGTAGTTCCAACGTGTGAATTAAGAATGTGAACTTCACCGCCTGCACACGTACCCACTCCACTTACATCGTTACAATGATTAATGTGTGTTTGCGAAACGTCTTGGCCGCCTAAGTTAAGCGTCCAGCCTGCGCCCATCCATATTTCTTCATTATGCGTTTCAGTAAATGTAATAATGCTATCAGGTGAGCTATTAAATCGAGACAATCCAACACTATCACCTAATGTGATAGCATCAGCTAATGTATTGACTGGATTATCAGCAACACCATTCACGTAAACCTCTGTGCCTGCTGTGCCACTTACTGTATTAATCCAAACTTGTGCGCCATCGTAACCTACTGACTGACTGACTATTGAATATGATATAAATACTCTATCCATGTTTAATTGAACTGCTGATAAGCCACCCGCTGCTTCATATGCTCTAACTTTAATTTCACCAGCGTTAGCGCCTATACCTGTATGCTCAATATCTAAATTAAATCTAACTTGCCCGTTTTCTGTTCCTGAAGCTGCGACCATTGTGCCTACGCTTTCCCAAACAGCACCGATATAGTTATAAGCTTGAACAGTTAACACATCTCCATTACCTGAAAAATACCCATCCATCACAGCCTCTACAGCTACACCGCTTCCACCTACGTCAAAAGTGTATTCTATATTTATATTGCCTGCTGAATCGGCTACAGAATGATAAATTCCGTCTAATGTATAAGTATTTGTATATGTCGTGCCGCCAACTGGAACGCCTACCGTTGTAACACTTGATGCTGCTCTTTTTGAAATAGCTGCTGAGCCAGTGGAAATATTTCCGACTTGTGCTTGTAGCTCTGATATTTTAACGTCATTATCGACTGTTTGTGGGAATTGAGTGTAGACTTGAACCGTTACTGATATTGCACCCGTTCCGCTAAATGTATATGCGACATGTTCAGCATCTGTTTCAGCTTGCAGTGGTGAGTAACTGTAATAACCTCCACCCTCATGCGCTGGAGCTACTCCGCCACCTGCCGCTTGCACTCCGTTGTCTAACGTGTAACTAACAGATACAGCGCCAGTAAATATAGAGCCGTCCGCTGCTGTGATAATTTGAGCGCCTATTGACTGACCTGAAATATTTTTAATCATTTTACTGTACCTATTAAATTTTTATTTATTGTAACATAATATTGGAATTAGATGCCCATGC